CAGACTAATATTCCATGGAATTTTTATACAGCTTTACAGTTCCTTTATTCAAGGTTATCATGTTAAAAAATTGCTGCAAAATTTTTATGGAAATTGACAAAGAGCTTTGGGAACAGCTACCAAAAGACGTACTTAAAGAGTACCTCGAACTCACGGAAAGACTTAAAGAACTCAATGAGGTTGAGCAATGTGAACAGAGCTTTTTAGCTTTCGTCAAATCTCAATGGCCACAGTTTATTGAGGGCAGTCATCACAGGATTATGGCTAATGCCTTTGAACGGATC